GGGACTCGCGAAGCCAAACATCGCCCGCACCCGGGCGGGCGCGCAGTTCACGCGGCTGAAAGGGCGCGCGACCATCGTGGTGTTCATCCTGGTCCCGCAGGTCACGTTGCGAAGGCGCCTCAACATCGCCTCGATCGCGCACCGCTGGGCCGAGCGCGTATCGAGCACCGTCGCGAGTCACTGGAGATGAATGTGAGACAGGAACGTGCCGCGGTGCTCGCGAGCCTGCTGTCATTCGCCTTCCTCGTCTCGATCCTGGTGGCGAGCCTGCGATGACAAGCAAGCGCGAACAGGTCCTCGATGCCGTGAAGGCCCTTGTCGCGGCTGCGCTGCCGAATGCCGACGTCAAGCGCAACCTCACCAAGGCCGAGCGCATTCCGCCGGGCGGACTGGTCATCGTGCGCGATGGGGAGCCGGGCGAACCCGAAGTGATGCTCTCGCCGCTCACCTACGTCTACACGCACCGCATCCCGATCGAAGTTGCGGCTTATGAGGCCGCCTCAAAGCCACGCGAAAAGGTGCTCGACGAAATGCTCGGCGCGATTGGCGCAGCCGTTGCCGCCGACCGGATCCTCGGCGGCCGCTGCGACTTCATCGAGGCAGAAGCACCTGCGACGGATGACGTCGAGACGGCGGGGGCCCGCGCCGGCCGTTGGGCTGATGCCGCGATTGTCGCGGTCTACGGCACGACCGACCCGCTGAACTGAATTCCATCACCAGCTTAAGGAGACTTCCATGGCACGCGCTCGCGGCGCCAATGCCGTCATGGCTGCGGCATTCGAGACCACCTACGGCACGCCGCCGGTGGCGGGCTACAAAAAGCTTCCGTTCGTCTCCTCCGCGCTCGGCGACGAGCAGAACCTGATCGCCAGCGATCTTCTCGGCTATGGCCGCGAGCCGTTGCCGCCGAGCCGCGACGTCATCAACAATGAGGGCGACGTCGTCGTCCCGGTGGACCTGCGCAACTTCGGCTATTGGCTCAAGCTCCTGCTCGGCGCTCCCACGACGGTCGATAACTCCGGCGTCTACACCCACACATTCGTCTCCGGCGCGCTCACGCTGCCATCGATGTCGATCGAGGTCGGCATGCCGGAAGTTCCGAGCTACGGCATGAATTTCGGCGTGCGCGCCAATTCCATGAAAATCCAGCTGCAGCGCTCGGGCCTGCTCAACGCCACCATGAGCCTGATCGCGCAGGGCGAGACGAAGGCCGGTGCGTCTGCGGCAGGTTCGCCCACCGAAGCGGCCATCGAGCGCTTCTCGCAGTTCATGGGCGAGATCAAGCGCGACGGCACTTCGCTCGGCCACATCGTCTCGGCAGAGCTGACCTACTCGAACAACCTCGACAAGGTCGAGGTCATCCGGCCCGACGGCCGCATCGAGGATGCCGATCCCGCCATGGTCGCGGTGTCGGGCACTGTCAACGTCCGCTTCGCCGACACCGTGCTGCTCGATCAGGCGGTCGCCGGCACAGCCTGCGAGCTCTCGTTCGGCTGGGCGATCGGCCCGGACAAGTCGCTCCTGTTCACGCTGCACGAGGTCTATCTGCCGAAACCGAAGCAGCCGATCAGCGGCCCCGGCGGTATCCAGGCGGCGTTTGCGTTCCAGGCTGCCGAGGACCCGGCGCTCCAGAAGACGCTCACGGCGGCGCTCGTCAACGACGTCTCCACCTATTGATCCCGCAAAGAGGCACCCATGCTCAAGCTTGCGTTCGACCGCGAGCCCTTCTGGCTCGACTTGCTTCCTGGAGTGCGCGTGCAGTTCCGCCCGATCACCGTGGCCGCCATCCTGCTCGCCCGCACAGCGGCGGCTGACGTGCTGCGCGCCGGCGGCGATGACGCGATGGTGAAGGCCGGCTGTGCCTTCACGCGCTCGCTGGCGCATTCCGGCATCGCGACCTGGGAGGGAATCGGGGACGCCGACGGAAACCCGGTCGAGCCGACCAAGGAGACGATCGACGCGGCGCTCGAGGTCTGGTCGCTGTTCGACGCAATTGACCGGCTGTATGTCGGACCGGCGCTCCTGCAGGACGCGGAAAAAAACGTCTGATTGCCCTCGCCGAGTGGCACTTCGGCGGGGGCGACGGCTACTGCGCCGCGTGCCCTGACACTTGCGCTTCCTGTCCGTATCTCGAACACGCGCCGAAGACTCCGGAGGGCATCGCGACCTGGGCGGTGCTCAGGCGCGCGGCCGGACAGGTGCGCGCCGTCATGGGCGGAGTCTACGCGCTCGATTTCGCGGCGGTGCTGATGCTCGCCGACGCGATGGGCGCGCTCAACACGCTGCTCGTCGAACTCCTCCCCGAGATTGAGCCGATCATCGTGCGCGCCTACGCCCGAGACTCTTGAATGAGCACCACACAGGTCTCGATCCGCCTCGGCGTCGAGGGCAAGGCGGAGGTCAAGCGGGCCTTCGATGAGGTCGGCAAGGCCGGACAGGACGCGTTCCGCGGCGTCGCCGGCTCGATGGATGCGGCCGGTGCCGCCGCAGACCGCGAGACGCAGCGCCTGCAGCGGCTCGCGCAGGCCGCGAGGCAAGCGGCAGCCGCCGACCAGGCGCAGCGCGGCTTCAATGCCGTCCTCGGCGTAGATACCGGCGCGCCCAAGTCGGCCCGCGACTCGGCCGCGGTATTCGAAGAGGCGGCGCGCGCAGCCGAGGACCTAGCGGGTCGCACGGCCGCACTGCGGGCGCAGATCGATCCGCTTGGCGCCGCGCACGCGAAGCTGAATGCCGAGGTCGCCGAAGCCAACGCCCTGTTCAAGGCGGGCGCAATCACGGCCGCCGAGCAGGCCGCCGCGCATGGTCTCGCCCAGGCGCGTTTCGATTCGACCGCCAAGGCGCTCGGCGGCATCGGCGCGACCGGCAAGCTCACCTCGGCGCAGCTCGTCAACCTGAGCTATCAGCTCAACGACGTGGTCGTCTCGCTCGCGGGCGGCCAGCGCCCCCTGATGGTGCTGATGCAGCAGGGGTCGCAGATCGCCCAGATCTTCGGTCCGGGCGCGGGCGTGAGCGGCGTCCTTCGCGGAGTCTGGCAGGGCCTCACCAGCCTGATATCGCCCACCGTCGCGGTGGTCGCCGGCATCGCGGCGATCGGCGCGGCGGTCGGCTACTCCTACTATCGCTACATCGAGTCCCAGAAGGAGCTCGAAGTCGCGCTCGCCGGCACCGGGCGAGCCGCAGGCGTCACCGTCGGCCAGATCGAGCGCATCGCCGAACAGTCGGCGTCGGCCGGCAACGTCTCGGTCGCCTCGGCCCGCGACATGGAGGCCGCGTTCCTGCGCACCGGCAGGATCGGGATTAGCAACTTCGACGGCCTGATTAAGGTCGTCAAAAACTACGCGGCGACGACCGGCACGGACGTTGCGGCAGCCACGAAGGAGCTGGCGAGCGCCTTCGCCGATCCGGTGCGGGGCGCCGACGCGCTCAACGAGAAACTCAACTTCCTCGACGATCGGACGCGCCAGTATGTCCGCACACTCGCCGACCACAACGACCGCACCGGCGCGCAGCGCGTCCTGCTCGATGCGCTCAAGGGCAGCCTCGTCAACGCCTCGGAGGCCACCACCGCGCTCGGCCGCGCGTGGGACTTCGTCGGTCGCATGGCGTCGAACGCCTACGACGCCATGGGTCGCGCGATCTCGCGCGTGCTCGACGGCGCGCCGCTCGACCAGCGGCTCAAGGAGCTGCAGCAGGAACGTGAGCGGCTCAAGGCGCTGATCGAGAACCCGCCGACCCGTTTCGCGGCGCAGGCCCGCAACTTCAATACGCGGATGCTTGCGGACGTCGATGCCGAGATCGCCAAGATCGAGGCGAAACTCAATACGATCGAGCAGCGCGCCAAGGAAGCCAAGGCGAACGAACTCTCGGTGCGCGCCGGTACCGTCGCGCGCGACCTGACGCCCGGCTTCGAGGAACTGCAGACGCTCAAGGCGCGCGAGGCGCAGCTTCGCACAGCACTCGATGATCCGCTGATCCGGCAGAAGGTCGCCGACCTCAAGCAGGTCCAGACCGCCTATGATGCGGTCACCCGCGCGATCCTGACCTGGCTTGATCCAGCCGAGAAGGCGCGCCGCCTCGACGAACTGGAAATCCGGGCGCTGCAGGCGAAGACGCCCGAGCAGAAGGCCGCCATCGCCGAGGAGAGGCGGCGGATCGAACTCGCCGGCCAGGCGATCCCGGTCGCCATTGCGGAAGCCGACATCACG